CCCAACTGCGGTATTGTTGCTGGCGGTGGTGTTTTGTATAAGCGCATCCCCACCTACAGCCGTATTATATTGTCCTGTAGTATTATCTCGTAATGCACGATAGCCAATACCTGTTACTTCAACAGCGGTTGTATTGTTTTTAACAGCATGTCTACCCATTGCAGTTATTCGACCAGTAGTATTGCTATATCCAGCTTGGTAGCCAACTGCCGTGCTTTCGCTGCCCGTGGTGTTTGCGGATAAAGCACCACTTCCCAAAACAGTGTTGTATGATCCTGTGGTGTTGTAGTAGAAGGTAGCGTTTGCTGTATTAGGTCCGCCAACAACTGCATTAGCTACACCACTAGTGTTTGAGTAGCCTGTGTATGCGCCTAAAAAAGTGTTGTAATTTGTAGTATTAGAATAGCCAGATTGAATACCCAAAAAGGTGTTTTGTGTTCCTACACTATTAGCATACCCAGCTTGATAACCAACGGCAGTGTTGTTACTTGCGGTGGTGTTGAGGTTTAACGACTGACGACCAATAGCAGTGTTGTAATTTCCTGTTGTATTAGCGTTAAGAGCAGATCGACCCATACCTGTATTATAACTACCAGTTGTAGTTGACTGTAACGCACCAGCACCCGTGCTAGTATTGTTTGTACCAGTAGTATTACTATACCCAGCCTGATACCCAACGGCAGTGTTGTTAGATGCGGTGGTGTTTGAGTAAAGAGATTGATGTCCAACAGACACGTTATTAGAAGCAGTGGTGTTGTTTCCTAAAGAGCTTGCACCTACTGCAATGTTATACTGACCAGTAGTATTGTTGTACCCAGCCCCATAGCCAGAGTTCCAAGATGCACCCCCAACAAACACATTACTCTCGCCTGTAGTAGTGCTATACCCAGCCTTATAACCAACCGCAGTATTGTTATCACCAGTAGTGTTTGCTCCTAAAGATGCGTAACCAACGGCTGTATTGTCAGATGCTGTGGTATTATCGTCTAAAGCATACGCACCTATAGCGACATTACTGCTACCTGTTGTATTGTCTTGGAAAGCTCTAAAGCCACTGGCAGTGTTGTTTCCTCCGGTTGTATTGCTATAAGCTGAAAATGTTCCAGATACAGTATTACCAGCACCTGTGGTGTTTGTTCTTAAAGCAGATTGTCCGATTGCTGTGTTATCAGATGCTGTTGTTGTATTTCGTGCAGAATCAAACCCAATTGCTGTATTATTGTCACCAGTAGTTAATTGATTTAATGCTTCTGAACCAATACCAACATTATATGAAGCACCCGTTTCAACAGAACCTAAAGCAGAGTTACCTAAAGCTACGTTTTCTGTACCAACAGGATAGTCTCCGTCTAGCTTGATTGTGCCGCCATCTACTGAAACATTACCATTAACAGTAGTTGTGCCAGTAAATGTGGGACTAGCCGTGGGTGCAGCACCGACTACTTCAGCGACACTGATTTGTCCGTCAGCCAGTTCAGCATTGTCTGAAATCAGATTAGCGAGTATCCGTGCTTTAGTCATTGGCTAATTCCTCTTATGTTATATTTAAGGTGTTTCTGAAGCCGCTTCTGCTTCAGCATTTGTTTGTGCAACTGTCTTAGCCCAGCCTCTTGTGAAAGCATCTGCTACGATTAGCTCTCTTGTTGCTGGTATAGATACGCCTTCATCCAAGGCACGATTGGTGTACATTGATATGATTTCATCGTTAGCTATTCTGGCTCTATTAGTTAGCGCATTGTCAGCCCAATCTTGTGGGTCTGCGGCGACATACTGTAAGCCTTTGTATTGTGTATCTGTTAAAGTAATTGTTATGTTTGGCATACTTGCCTCCTTGTTTTATCCTATTAATCGGATAGTCATACATAGCCGTAATTCATTGTCCGCATAAAAATCTGTACCGTTATCTGTACTGGCTTTTAGTTCTAAATAATCATTTACGTTCATTGGTAGGATTGCGGTACGACTTGCAAAAGCATACCCTGTTGTTCCTTGAGAATCGTTTCTAAGCTGGGTATAAGTAAGTTTAGACCCATTTTTCCAAATAAATGTACGATAAACACTTTGACTTGTGTTATTTGTTGCATACGACCAACTTATTTCATAACGACCTGTAGTGGGGGCGGTAAATCTGTCGTTTGATGTATTGAAGTCATTACCAATATCAAATATTTCGTTATTAAAGTCTAGTTTAGTAGAGTTATTACTATCAGTATTCACAGATTGATTTGCAGTTTTGGTAACAAACACCATAGGCTGAGAGGGTATTGTGACTGCGCCTGACGAGTCTATTTTCATACGTGTGGCTAAAGACCCACTAGAAGCACTTTGTGTACCAAACAAAATATTACTCTGGCGTTCTGCACCAATAACTAAATCACCTGCGATAGAACCACTTGAATGATATCCATTAGCGTGCGCTCTTGCTATTGCACCATTATCAGCAAAGCCACCACTACCGTTAGTGCCTGTAGTACCAAAAAATATACCGCCATTTGTATTATTCATGTTTATGCGAGAGCCAGCCACAATACTACCAGTATTAGATAGGTAGAGGTCTTTGAAGCGAACATTAGACCGCCCAAGGTCAATCGCATTATCTCTATCACTACCAGTTGCAGGATCTATAGGTGAAATTGCATCTACACCATCAAAGAAATATAATCCAGTATTCTCACTACCAATGTAAATATTTCTGTTACTTGCTTTTATACTAGACCCAATACTACCTACAGCAGAGCCGTCTTTGCGGAACACTGCAATGTCGCCATCGTTATCTTCAAGATTAAAGTATGATGGATATTGACCCCCTGCTAATATCTGACCATTTGGCATAAGAGTTACACCAGAGCCACCATTAGAAACTGGGCTGTGTGTATTTGTATGACCACCCACCAACAAGTTGCCTGATGAGTCTATGGTCATCGCAGTGGTAAGGGATGAAGCTCCGTTGGTTCTAATATTCAAAGCGTGTGAAACATCAAGATAAGATGCGGCACTGTCATTTACAAAATCAAAGTAACGACCAGAACTTGACGATTGAAATCTAACTTGACCATTTGCATCTAAAATTCTGCCTGACGTTGGCAAAAACGTCCCAATACCCACCGATCCGTCCGCTTTTACGGCTAGTCCCGAAGTATTGCCACCATCAGACCTTACTGTTAGAGCATAGTCTGAAGAGGATGTACTTCCTACTACAATTTGTACGCCATCACCATTTGATGTGTTTGATTGTGTAAACTCAGCCGCATACACATTGCTATTAGTTACAACATCTATAGGCGCACTAGGAGAATCCGTCCCAATACCAAGCCCATCAGCAGTCACTGTGCCAGTTACGTCGATGCCTGTTGATGTTGTGGCGAGTTTAGGTGTTGCGCCGCCATCGTAAAACAACTTTACTGCGCCATCTGCATTGGCATGTATCATTGCCTCTGATCCATCTGGCTTTCTTACACGGAAATCATTTGCATCTATTTGAAGATTGCCTGTGCCAGAATCTTTGATATAACTATTAGACCCATCATGGTAAATCTGTAGGTCAGACCCAGCACCGAATATGGCTTTGTCGTTGTCACCGAATGACAAGTTGCCTGTCATAGTATCACCAGCAACATTTACATAACGTGCATCTGATTGTGTCTGCGTAAGGTGATCCGCTAAGACGAATGTGCCATATCCAATGATATCCACTACATCATTAACTGAAGTAGCAGAGTTAAATACAATAGATGTACCTGTGGTGGCTGTTACGTCTTTGGTGGAGCCAATAACCTGTTTCACACCATTCAAGAATACGTCTACATATCCCGCATCGTATGTTGCTGCGAATACTGTTTGACCAGCCGTAGCTGTATAGCTGTAGCGGTTTGTAGTACCATTTACTGATGAACCAGCATTTGTCCAACCGTTGGCGGAGTATACTTTCATAGCACCCGCTGTGGTATCGAAATACAGATCACCTACATCCAAGGCTGACCCGTCTGGATCTTGCGTAGGAGCGGAACCTTGTGCGCCTAGATATTGGTTTTGGAATGTTGCTAAAGATGTCGCCGCCGCATTCTTGCTAGTTAAGGCTGCCGCCGCTGAGTTACTTGCATTAGTAGCCGAAGTTGCAGCATTTGATTCTGAGGTTGCAGCATTTGCAGCCGAAGTCGCCGCCGCTGTACTACTGCCAAGAATATTATCTGCATAAGATTTGTTTACAGCATGGTCATTGGCAGTTGGAGTAGCCAATCCCGTAATGTTGTTGGAACCCATTGCAAGGTTACCAGACATACTATCGCCTGATTTATTTACCTGAAGAGCATCCTGCTGGTCTGTATAAGCCTTACTAGAAACATCCTGTGCTGCTGTTGGGTCACCTACACCAGTAATCTTGTTGGTGGACATGGCGATTGCGCCTGTCATGGTTCCGCCAGCTAGTGGTAACTTAGTCGCAATGCTGTTTGTAATTGTTGTAGCAAAGTCTGGATCATCGCCCAGCGCAGCCGCTAGTTCATTTAGTGTATCCAGTGTACCCGGAGCACTATCAACTAGATTAGCTACAGCGTTATCAACGTCTACCTTACGTGCCGCATCATTATCATTTGTTGGTGCAGTAAGATTAGTGATAGTAGCTGACGTACCAGCATTCATGTTCAACGTACCGTCGATAGTCACGTTGTTGAATGTGGATGTACCAGAACCAGCGGTTACGTTACCTGTTAGGTTACCTGTGACGTTGCCCGCAACATTTCCCGTATGTACCCCTGCCGTGTTACCCGTTACGTTTCCTGTTAGTGCGCCTGTAATGCCGCCACTAGCCGTTACTGTAGTAAATGCACCACTGGATGCTGTAGTAGCACCTATAGTGGCCCCATCTACAGCTCCACCATTAATATCAACAGATGCTAGTGTAGCTTGACCTGTGGTAGATATTGTAGTGAAATTACCAGACGCTGCGCTGTTAGCACCAATAACAGTACCATCGACAGCACCACCATCAATGTTTACTGAGTTCAGTGTTGCTAAACCTGTAGACTGTAGAGTGGTAAACTTACCTGTGCTGTGTGAGTTTGCACCTACTGTAGCACCATCGACAGATCCACCGTTAATGTCTGCTGTGGCTGCTGTTAAAGTGGCAGCTTCTAAAGTTGTGAATACACCAGCCGCCGCATTAGTAATACCAATAGTAGTGCTATCAAGAGCACCAGAAGCAACATCAATAGAATTAATTGTTGTAGTACCTGTAGTGAAGTTTGCATTAGCTGCAATAGTAACAGCACCACCTAAATGTGTTGTACCAGCTACGTTTAAAGTACCATCAATATCTGTGTTTCGGCTTACAAATAGATCCCGCCAACGCTTAGTTGTGCTACCTAAGTCATTTGTGTTGTTAGCGTGTGGTCTAAAATCACCATTAGTATCTATGAACCTATTCTCTAACCATACAGCCGCACCAGACGCAGCATACACACATACAAAATAACGATCATCATTAACGAAATACCAGCTAGATCCTACAACATACCCATCAGCAGTATCATCTCCAGCACCCGGTACACGAGTAGCAGCAAAGTTATTACGTCCACCCAAGCCACCATTAATTGCAGGAAGAAATCCTGAAACCGAAGTTGATAGTTCAATCTTAGGGGCATTCCCCGTGGTCCCGTCATGGGAGTGTCCGCTGCTGAGATTAAAAGCCGCTGCAAGCTGGTTAAATTCAGCCGTTAGTGGTGGAGCTGTAATGTTCTCACCGTTTATTATGCTTGCTGTGGACTGTCTGGTATATCCAGCCATTATCGTCTCCCTGATTGCGTATACTCTAGGACGATCCCTTGAATACTGTGAGGTTCAAAGTTGCCTGTAGTAACGTAAGTAATTCGTGCTGAGAATCCGCTGCCCTCTACGGCAGTGCTAAGTATAGGTTTGTCAGATCCACCATAAAGTAAACCTGAACCATTATATGTTGTGTTAGTCCCTCGATAGACAACAGGACGACCTGTAATCTGTTCGATAAATGATTGAGGATTTGCAGTATCTGCGGCGAACCAATCATAAGTAACGCCTAAGAATATTTCCAAGTTACCTTCAGCACGTATAAATGTATTTACTCGGCGTAGGTTCTTTCTAACTTCAGTATCTCCAAAATCAAAGAATGGAGTGGAGTACACTGCGGTAATATCATTACCACCAAACTGTGTGCCTTTTTCCTGCTGGTATACTTTACCATCATAGTCACCGTGTAGAACAATCTCTTGTCCATTCACGTAATCTGATGCAGCACAGTTTGCTCTTATACCTAGAAGCTCACCAAATTCCCATCCAAGCTGTTGGTCAGAAGTACGAAGGCCTCCGATTAGTCCAAACCCTTCCGTAACTGTTGTAGCCGCTCCAGATAAGAAATATCTAAGTTGCCCTTTACTACGAACCACCACAGAGACTAGATCCGATAAATCATAGGATGAAGGCAAAGTCTGTACAAGTGTTTGTATAGATTTGGAAATTGTTTCGATCTCTACGTCACCAATTCTGGAAGTACCAGAAACCGGACGCAGGCCATCAGGAGCTAAGAATGCTAGATCACCACCTATTTCAACAACCGAGTCTCGTGCTACACAACCTACGTTGGCTGTCACAGGCTCTACGAGAAATACTA